AGAACCTCCACGAATTCGCTATTGATAACGCCCGGGCCTGCACTCACACAGAAATCGAGCACTTCAATGCGGAAGGTGTCGTTAGGGGATGATTTCGTCACAATGGTAGGGAGCTGGCCATCATTACGCACCTCACCAGATCCAGAGCTAAGCCACTCCGGTCTTATTCCCAGAGCATTAGCAATCTCAACCATCTTACGGCTGCCGCTCGTTTTCCCTGACGTCATCTTTTGAATTGCAGGCTGGGATATTCCGACTCTTTCAGCCAGCTGCCCTTGAGATACGCCTGCGGCCGTCATCGCCGCGTTCAGTCTTTCTGCGAATGTTTTCATTTTATCAATATATAACCGAGGTTATGCAGAGTAAAATAACAAAGGTTATGGACAATGCTCATAACTTGAGTTATCTTTTCATTAATCCAGTAATCGGACAGGTAAAATCCATGAACAAAGTTATTCAGCGAGCTTTAGACATCGTTGGCAGTCAGAAGCGACTCGCAGACATCTGCGGCGTTAGCCAGCCTGCGGTGCATAAGTGGCTGAACGGTGGCTCCGTATCCCCAGAAAAAGTAAATGCCATCGTCAATGCCACTGGCGGCGAGATTAAGGCTCATGAAATTCGCCCCGACCTTCCTGAACTTTTTCCGCATCCAAATCACGCCGCCTAACCGGCGGCCTTAACCACAAGGGAATGCCAATGCAATCACTTGCGTATCAACACAATACCGGATTCGTTCCGGGAGCGATGATAAACCGTGCTCAATCAAAACAGGCAGATAAGCACGACATGATCCGCGATGCCGTGCGTGCCTGGGCGGCTTCCGCTGGTCAGGATGTTGTCTCGGCCCACATCGTCGAAGAGTGGCGCCAGCAAGGCGGGGAGGGTATCGAGTTCCCGGATGACCACAGCCGGGCCCGTCAGAAGCTATTCCGCTTCCTGGATAACCGTTTCGACTCCGATCAATACCGCGACAACGTGCGTCAAATGGCACCGGCTATTCTCGCCGTTTTGCCGCTGCAATACCGAACTCGTTTGATTGGTGCTGACTGCAAGCTGGCCCGGCTGGCCGAAGCTGAGAAGGAAGTCGCTGAAGCTAAGCAAGCGGTCATTCTGGACGCGCCAGAGCATCAGAAGCTGAAAGAGGTAAGCGAGGGTATAGCGTCGTTGTTCAGGCTCATGCCTGAGCAGGTAGGACCGCTGATGACGATGGTGACAACCATGCTGGGGACTATGTGATGGGTACTACCAAAAAAGCGAAAGCCCTTGAAGCGGTAACTTCAAAGGCTCTCAACACACTGTGTTACGCCAAGTAACGGAGCAAGTATGCACCTAAATGAATTCGAAAGACAACCTGGCGTTTTAGAAGAAATGCCGTTCCCTGATGAATTCAGGATGGCTGGGTGGGTTTATGTGCTCAGCAATGAATACATGCCAGGTATTTACAAGGTCGGCATGACTACAACCAGCCCTGAAATTAGAGCAAAAGAATTATCTGCGGCGACTGGTGTTCCCTACCCATTCAAGGTGGAGGCTGCATTTCACTGCGAGGATCCAGCTCGTTCAGAGCGAGAAATTCATGAGGCCTTTCAGGATGTGAGGATCAATGACTCCAGAGAGTTTTTTAAGTATGACCTGGAGACCTTGAAGTACGAGTGTGAGTACCTTTGCGAAGCGAAGGTCGGCGATAGCGTTGAGCATCTGGCGATGCGATACGACGTCATATCATTCGAAACCCTATCCAAACTAAATCTCCCCGAGCTTTTCAATGACATCGGAATAAATGTCTTTGGCGATCGGTTGGCCGTAGCAGAACGCCTGATCAGGTTGGGTGCTGAGTGCATAACGAAAAACCTCAACTCTAAAGGTATCACAGCTGTTTTCCATGACGACAAAGCTTACGCCGTTATGGATGCGGAAACTTCGTGGAGACGGCGAGAAGAAATAGCAATGCAGGACTGGGAAGAGGCACAAGCAGCCGCAGGCGTATATGGCCCTCAGCTTCCTCCAGTAGTGGAACCAATTCCTTTTTAGCGTGGACACATTATGAGCATGAATTTAATGGCAAAAGCCATGAGCATTAAGGTTGGAAATCCACTGAGGAAGTTAGTGCTCATCAAGCTGGCCGATAACGCGAACGACAAGGGCGAATGCTGGCCTTCATACCAGCATATCGCTGATCACTGTGAGTGCAGCAAGACAGCTGTCAGAAACCACATTGATGCTCTTGAAAAAATGGGGCTTTTGAAGCGGGAAAACCGCATCGGAGTGGCTAACGGGAAGGGTAATACATCCAATGTTTACTACCTGAATCTCGATGTCACCCCTATGCCACTAAAAAGCACAGGGGTGTGCAATGACGTTACACCCCCTATGCCACCAGATGGCACACCCCCTATGCCACCAGATGGCACCAGAACCAGTCACTCTTTTGAACCAGTCAATGAACCTAACTCTCTCTCTGGGCGCGATGGTTTTGTGAGCGAAGCAGCGAAGACAAGAATGGGCCTGCCGACCGGTAGTGGAATTCCTTTCCCCACTCAGTTCAAACCTTCTGCTGAGCATATCGCTATGGCTGCCGAGAAAGGGGTCAGCATCGAAACCGAGCTGCTCAACTTCCGTGACTACCACACAGCGCGAGGCACAACCCTGATTGACTGGAATTCAGCATTCCGCGTCTGGATCCGCAACGCTCGCGTAAACCCGCTGGCATCAAAGCGAAGTCGCAGCGAGCCAGAAACCCCGCACTGGAACAGCCGAGAAGGCTGGGAGGATTTCATATGACGATGCAATTGCTGACAGCAATACAAAACCGCGACGGTGCGGCAATGGCGCGCATGGCTGGCGCCGGGCGTGAAGACCAGAGCGTTATCAACGCCGAAGCTGAGAGTCTTGTCGATGCACTGTTTCGGCAGCTCAAGCAAATATTCCCGGCTGCGTCGCAAACCAATCTAAAGACCGATGCTGACGAGAAAACTGCCAAGCGCCAGTGGATCGCCGCTTTCTCAGAAAACGGCATCCGCACCAGAGAGCAATTATCGGCAGGTGTGCGCCATGCCCGCGCCAGCGCATCGCCATTCTGGCCATCGCCTGGTCAATTCATCAAGTGGTGCAAAGACAGCAGCACAGTGCTGGGTATCAATCTGAAAGATGTTATGGGTGAGTTTCATCGTTACAGCCGAGATAAAGGGCTGCATGTAGGCGGAGCAGAGCGCTTTCCATGGGCACACCCTGTCCTGTACTGGATTGTGACCGAAACGCGGAGAGCCATGTACCAGCGCCAACTTAGTGAGGCTGAAACTGAAAAATACGCCGCCAAAAAGCTTGAAGAGTGGGCTTTGAAAGTTGCCAGCGGAGAGCAAGTTCCGGCTCCGGTTATGGCTATCGAGTGCAACGCCGAGGTGATCCCTACATCGCATGAAAGCCGCAATATCGGATACCACCCTGACGGGAAATCTTTTGGCTGCATGCCTAACGCCGCCTCGCTCGGGGCATTAACTCCAGCGCAATGGCTTTGGGATGAATACCTCAAAGGTAAAGGCAGGGGGCAAATTCGATGATCACCCTGAAAGAACAGATTAAACAAATCATCCACTCCCAGCCGATAACGCTCCGCCGGGAAATCATCAGCCAGTTACATGTGTCATCGAAAACACTGACGCACTATCTGCATCAACTGGTTCGTGACGGTGAAGTGGTGCTGTATCGCGGACGTGGCTACTTCAAGGACGACAGCGCTTATGACATCTGGCATGCGGATAACCGCCGCCGATTTGGCACAAAGGCTGGAGCAGCGCTTCGTGCGCGGACCTGCAAGCAGTCCAGTGGCGAGAACGAAATATTCAACGAATGCCGCCAAAGTGGGGCGATGCAGCGAGTTTTGATGGTTTGGGGGAGGGCGCCAGCATGAATGAGTGGAGTGATTACCGCTGGATGGTTAGGGTCATGGCGGAAGATAACGGCATCACGCTCATCAGCATCGCCAAGCACTGTGGAGTATCGCGCAGAAAGCTCAATCAAATTTTGCAGGCCGGGCCATCCAAAGATCAGGAAGAGCTCATTGCTGAAGCTCTGGGTTGTGCAGGGTGTGACCTTGCGGACATTCACAGGCTAATGGGCGAGTTATCAGACAAATACGGGAAAGCATCAGCATGAACATGACAATCGAACAAATCACAGCTGCGTATCCGAACGTAGCGAAACTGGAATCACAGGCTGGGCGGGAACTTCTGTCCGCGGTGATGGGGCAGTTGAGCGCGCTGGCGGCGGAGAATGCCAGGCAGCAGACGCACGGCGAAGCTCTGGCGGTCGATAATGCAGCATTGCGTGAAGTGGTGGAACGCATGATTAATCAATTTGCAATGAGCGGCATTTCTCCAGAGGAGAAGTCAATCAACCCCGCAAAGTCACTCATGTTTGATGCTAATTCAGCATTGTTTATGCCAGCCACCGATGCTTTCCTGGCTGAAGTGCGGGCGCAGGGTGTGGAGAAACTGTCGGATCTGGCTGGAAATGAGTGTCAACGGTACAAGTCAGTCGGGGACCGTGCAGGCGTAAGGAAGTGGAAAAGCATCGTAATTCTATGCACTGATTTCGCAGCACAGCTTCGCCAGGGAGCAGCACTATGAGCACTCATATCGTTAGCTTTTCAGGTGGCAGGACCTCAGCTTACCTGGTTTACCTGATGGAGCAGCGCCGCGCCGCTGGAGATGATGTCCGCTACGTATTCATGGACACCGGTGCGGAGCATCCAGCCACATACAAATTCATTCGTGAAGTGGTTGAGCATTGGGGGATAGACCTGGTCTGCCTGCGTGTTGATGTAAACCCTGAACTGGGGAAAGGCAACAGCTACAAGGTTATCAATATTGATGATATCGGGCCTGACCTTCAGCCGTGGATTGATATCACCAAAAAATATGGCACGCCTTATTTCGGCGGCGCGTTCTGCACCAGAACCATGAAAATTGAGGTGTGTAATCACTATTGCAAAGATAATTTCGATGACCACGTTTCATGGCTTGGAATGCGCCTTGATGAACCGGCCAGAATCTGGGGGGGAAAACTCTTTCATCTGATGCGGCGAATGAATTTCGACTCATACACGATGGGTAGTCTGTATCGGGAAATGACCGACATAGACACCACTGAAAAGATGATTGAAATGCTGGAACCCCGCTTCCTGCTGGATACCGCTACCGCCGGAAGAATCGCACAGCGAGTCATTGATATCAGGAAGTCAAAGCAGAAATTCATGGCAGAAATCACAGAGTACGAAAAAGAAGACGTGCTGGCATGGTGGAAGCAGCAGCCATTCGACCTGCAAATTCCTGAACACCTAGGAAACTGTGTCTTCTGCATTAAGAAGGGGCTGAACAAGGTGGCTCTGGCTATGCGAGATGAGCCAGAAATGCTGGCCCAGTTCCGCAGCGTAATCCAATCGCCGGATGTGCGCGTCGTCGAGCGCCGTCAGCAGGAAAACAAAATCATGTATCGCGAAGGCCAATCTCTCGATGGCGTGGAAGCTATGTACACCGATTTTGAACGTGACGAAATCGCAGCAACCATGCGGGGCGGTGGAGGAGAGAAATCAGGCTCGTGCTCAGAAAGCTGTGAGGCATTCATTGTTGGAAGCGCAGACACCGCGCAGATGGATCTATTTGGAAATCAGGAGCGTGCAGCATGACTAAGACGGATAAGCAGGCGCTACGCCTATTGGCAGAGAAGGCGACACCGGGCAGGTGGTGGATTGATTCACATGGCAGCGCGGTAGTGGCATTCACGGATGATTCAGAGGTGCTGCCGATTTTTATTACTGACTCCGACGCGATGGGACCAGCAGTGCGACACGAAGAAACGGGTAATTTATCCCACTGGCGCAACGATAACGATGCGTCATTCATCGCCACCGCCAGCCCACAAACCGTGCTGGCGCTGCTGGATGAGCTGGAAGCCAAAGATAAGCGCATCGCGGAACTGGAGGCCAGAACGCTAACCGTGAAGCTGCCGCCGAGAGTTGATGGTTCGAACGTGCCATTTACGGCGCATGCATGGAATTGCTGTCTGGACGAGATTGAAAAGCGCGTTGCCGCCGCAGGCATAGCACTGGATACGGGGGAGTGATGATGACTAAATTAACCAAAGAATGGCTACATCAGCAGATTGCCGAAATTGAATCCCTCGGTCTGTCTGAGACTGATAGCAAT